TGGCGCGGGGATCGAGTCAACCGCACGTTGTGGCGTGGGAATCGAGTCAACCGCACGTTGTGGCGTGGGAATCGAGTCAACCGCACGTTGTGGCGCGGGGATCGAGTCAACCGCACGTTGTGGCGTGGGAATCGAGTCAACCGCACGTTGTGGCGTGGGAATCGAGTCAACCGCACGTTGTGGGCAGCGGTTACGCGCAGTTGTCACTTCGCGGCAGAATTGTCGGCAAAGCGTCCGCCAACGTCGCGGTTTTGATTCATGGAACCAAAGCTAAAATAAAAGGCGGCAAGCAAACGAAAGTCGTAATCAAGTCGCCGGCCGACTGGTGCGAATACTACGGCGTGCCGGTTAAACGTGGCGTTGCGATCCTCTACAAGGGTCTCAACGATCAATTCATCTCGCCGCGTGGCGGCAAATATCAACCGGGCGAAATTCTTGGCGATGCCCCTGACTGGGACGGCGGTAAAGAAGAATGCGGCGGTGGTTGGCATTTTTCTCCGCATCCGAAAATGACGCTCGAATTCAACAAAGAAGCTACGAAGTTTGTCGCGGTTCCGATCAAACTCAAAGACTTCGTTGTGCATCCCGACGGTGAGTATCCGCAAAAGGTCAAAGGAAAATGCGGATGCGCTCCGATGCTTGAGGTTGATCAGAACGGAAAGGCCGTGGAGTCGAATTGAACCAACCCTCGCTATTCGTCGAAACCGCCCACGGCTGGCAAGCGCCGCCGAAGTTTCACGGTTCGACCTTTGACGAAGCACGCGACCGGTTACGACTGACTGGACAACTTGGCCGGGTGTACGAAGTGTTGAAGTGTGGCCGCTGGATGACGTTGCCGGAAATTGAGGAAGCGATTAGGTCGCGGTGGCCGGACACGAATGACATCGTTTCGGCGATTTCGGCGCGGATACGGCAACTGCGAACCGAATGCGGCGTGCCGGTGGAGAAAGAAAACCGGGGCGGTGGAACATGGGTGTATCGGTTGGGCGGGTCACAGGAAACACAATTATGACCACGATTTGTAATAACTGCGGATTGCAACGCGACGGCGAAAAACTTCCGCGCGGTTGGAAGCGGATCAATAACGCCGCCTACTGCGGCGCGTGCATGAAAACCGCATGGATCATTAAGTCGGTGGCGCTGCGCGTGGCCGAGATAATCGACATGCAAGAAGGTGACACGTTTTTTTCGCCGTTCTCGAAGGCGTGGAGGTTGTCCACTGACTTAGCCAACTGGGCGCAGTTGGAATTGTTGAAGCGGGAACAGCCGCGCTTGCCGTCGATGACAAAGATGCCGAAGGCTGAGCCGTTTAATTTGTATGGTCATTTCACGAAACACTACCCGGAACGGTCGGCCTGGGACGGGGCCGCTGGATCGGCGTCGGCGATATTACAAGCGGTGTATCAAGGGTGGGTTGGCAAGTCGAATCGGAATCGGTTTAGCGTGATATGGAAGGGTGATGCGAGCGCGGCCTATTTCCGCTGGCCATACCCGTTCGTCGTCCGCAGTGCCGAAACAAAAATCGGTTGGACCGATCATGAAGGTGGCCGGTGGCCGTGGGTTAGCGTGACGTTGCCGGGTCGCCGGCTGATGTTGCGGTTAGCGCAGGGAACGGATTGGATTCGTTCGCTCCGCGACTTCGACAAGTTGTGTGACGGGTCGGCGTTGCTCGGTGACACAAAAATATGCGCCAAGTTCGCGGGTGGCAAGTTGAAAGGCGTCATGGTTCGTATTGCGGGACGATTCCCACGAACAGTATCCGCAAACGCTGGCAAGGTGGCCACGGTTTCGACGCAACCGAATGCGTTACTGCGATGCGATATTGAAGGATCGCAACGCGAATGGTGGTTACATATGCCGCACTTACGCGGGCTGATTGAGCGGTATGAAGTCCGTCGCGCGGAATTGGCGGACGACACGAAATTTGAGAAGCGATGGCCAGCGAAGAAACGAGCCAAGATTATCGGGAGCGGCAAGCCGCGCATGGAACGAATGGACGACAACATTAAAACAGTGATCCAGCAAGCGGCCGCGCAGACGGTGGGCTATGCTGTCCGCAACGGTTGCGGGTCGATTGTGTATGACGATTCGTGCCGCGATTTCTTGCCGACGTTTCGCTGGTTCGCTTTAGCGGAAAGATTCAAGCAAGTGGCCCATGCGAATGGGCTAGGGTTCACGGTTTTGAAAGGTGGTGAATCGACACAAACTGATGCGGCCTGATTACTTGCAGGTAGTCGGGTGCGAGAGACATGGGAACGAGAGCAAGGCGCAGGCATAGAGCAATCCGAAGTTGAGAGCCTTGGGGTGCGAGAGACATGGGAACGAGAGCAAGGCGCAGGAAAGCTCCACTTTCCGGTATTCGACAAGGTGGTGCGAGAGGCAGGGGAATGAGAGCAAGGCGCAGGGCTGTCGTCAACGTGAATCAACTACCGATCAATGCGAGAGGTATGGGAATGAGAACCACAAAGGGAACGGCTGACGTATTTCGGCGGCTGCTACGCCGAGGGCTGGTAACGGCTCCCCGCTCTCAGGGAGACACGGCCGGCCAGACTGGTCCAAGACGAACCGCACCGAATCCAGTGCGGGCCTTGCTCAGTCAGCCGTTCCTTTTGTGGTTTTCGATTATCCGGAATTGAACGGGCAGCGATAGTCGGCATCACGCCGGCAGGGATGGGAAGGGAGTCAGGACCGTGGGACGCATACGAACGATCAAACCGGCGTTCTTTACTAACGATGAAGTCGCCAATTGTGCGCCACTGACGCGCATTTTGTTCATCGGATTGTGGACATGCGCGGACAAAGAGGGCCGATTAGAGGAACGACCGAAGAGAATCAAAGCGGAAGTGTTGCCTCTCGATGACGCCGACGTCGTTGCGATGCTCGATGAATTGGAAGCCGCCAGCCTGATTGTCCGCTATACGGCCGATGATCGTAAGTACATACAGATTACCAACTTCGCTAAGCACCAACGCCCCCATCCGAAAGAGCCCAAATCGACGATTCCGGAGCCGTGTTTTTCCACGGCGAAACACGGAAAGAAACGGCGGGCCGTGAAAAAGTCATCCGTACTTCAGGAAGGGAAGGAGTCTCAGGAAGGAGTCTCAGGAAAGGAACAAGTAAATACATGCTCGGAGCCGGCCGAGCCGGCATCCGAGCCGTCCGCATCGCCACCTATCCCGATTCTTGAATTTCCGACCGTCGGAAAACCAAAACGGAATTGGTCTTTGACTGCGGCCAAGCTCGCCGAGTGGGTCGAGGCGTACCCTGGAGTGGACGTAATCGCCGAATGCCGCAAGGCGTTGCAGTGGTGTCGAGACAACCCAACCAAGCAAAAAACCTTCGCCGGAATGCCGAAGTTTCTCTCAGGCTGGCTGGGTCGTTGCCAGAATCGTGGCCAGGCCCACGGTCCGGCGCCGCCCCGTGAATCGACGCTGGATAAGGCAAATCGATTGATGGGGATCGGAACATGATCACGCGCGAACAGCATCGGGATTGGATGACCAACTACGGCAATCGCGTTGGCTTGAACGCCGACGGCGGCATGGAGATGTTGGCGTCGTGGTTTTTCGATTTCGAGCGCATGGGTTTGACGATCGACCAGGTGAAGGCCGCCAGCGAAATCGCCATTCGCCGGATCACCGACAACCCGCCGCGCATGCGGGAACATCACCGGTCGATTTTCTTCGCGGCCATCAAGAACGTGGTGCCAACCGGAGTTATCGCAACGCGGGAATTGATCGAAAAAAACAAACAAGTCGAGACGCCGGCGGACTACGCCGAGTTTCGCCGTGAACTGGAAAAACGGGGATGGCGCCGGCCATCCGTAACCACCAAACAGGGAGAGTGAATCGCATGGTCCGAACAGCATCGCGTCGCGGCGGTACGCCGTCGAAAACCAAGAAGCCAAAAACCCATCGGCCGAAACCCAAGACACCGCGGGTCAAGATGCCGGCGAAATCCAACGCGCCGGCCAAAACCATTCCAGCCGATCCGCAGCTCGCGACCGAGGCCCTCGAGCGCATCGCACTGGCCGAACGTGAATTGCAGACGGTCGAGGAGTAATACAAGTCGGCCAAGGTCGAGGCCCGCGAATTCAAAGCGCAGATGGAGAAGAAACGCAAACGCCTACACGAAATCATCGACGAAGAAACGGGCAACACGCCCAACCTGTTTGCGGCCAAAACGGCGGCGGCCGTGAAAGCGGGCAACGCCGAGGATGAGTCCTGGCGTGATGAGCCAATGTCGGCGCTGGACATCGCCGAGGGCACCGTGGCCAAGCTAGCGGCCGAGCACATTACCACCGTCGGCGAGTATTGCGACTATCTGAAACCGCAGGCCAACGGATTTCAACCGCGTTTGACCGACATCAAAGGCATCGGAGCAGCAGCCGTCACGTCGATCGAGGATGCGATCGAGAAGTTTTTCGCCGAGCGGAAAGCGCGGGCGGCGGAGATTGTGGAGGACGTGGCGGAGGCGACAGACCCGGAAGCTCAGGACGACGACGAAGAGTTACCGGAAGGCACAGAGGCAGAATAGAGGGCTCTGATCATGGCGAAGTGGATTGAGTTTCGATTGGTCGAACAGAAAGCCGGCGACAAACGGACTACCAAGTCTTGGGAAGTCGTCTCGAAGCAGCAGCAAAAAGTCATCGGCTGGATCAGTTGGTTCAGTGGATGGCGCAAATACTGTTTCTTCCCCGATGCTGCGACAGTCTTTGAACAAGTCTGCCTGCGTGATATTGCCGACTTTTGCGAACGCGAAACCAAGGCCCATTACGCCACCGTCAAACAACAACGAGCACCGGTCGCATGAGTTCACCAACGCAAAGGACGTTGAAGCTGCTCCGCAAATGCGGCTACCTCTGCGCGGTCGTGGAAAAATGGAACGCCCACGCCGGTATTCGACAAGACCTTTTCGGGTTCGCCGATATCATCGCCGTTCATCGTTTCCGCGAGCCGCGCATGTTGTTGATCCAGGCCACCGGACACACGAATGTTGCCGGCCGGTTGGCCAAGGTCAAGCCGATGTTGCCACTGCGGATTTGGCTGGGAGCCGGCGGAGCGTTCGAGGTGTGGGGTTGGAACGGCAAGAAACTCCGGCGCGTGATTGTGACGGAGCGCACGCTGGCCGGCGTGCCGGTGGAGTTGAAGCATCGGCGGCGGATTAAGCAAGCGGAACAAAAGGGGCTATTCGCATGACCTGCCGCCACTGCCACCAACGAGACGCCAACCGCCCGCGTGGCTTGTGCTGGGGTTGTTACTCTCAGCCGAGAGTGCGCGAACTGTATCCGCCCGGAACCGCGAATCCAGCGACTGCAAAGTTTGCGAAGGGCAGTAATTACGAACCAACCGAGGAAGAACTTGACGCGATGATCGCGGAGCAGCTGTTGATCCATGCCGGCAAGTCGCGATCGAGAATCGGGGATTATGGGGAAGGTGAGCCCAGCGAATCGTCGCTGGTCTTCGGCGCCATCCTCGGCCGGGTCGAGTTGGTCGATTGTGTCCGGGTCGAGCGGGTCGCCGGCCAGCCATTCGCCGAGGGGCCCTGGTGTTGGATTCTGCGGAATCCGGTCGCGTTTGATGAACCGGTCCCATATCGTGGTGCTCAAATGCTTTATGATGTGCCAGACAACCTTATTCCGCAGTTGGTACAGTGATAGGCCATGAGGCTTAATAATGTCGGCACGAGTGAAGCCTGCTCGAAAACACAAGATCATGGAACGTCGTGCCGAAGTGGCCCGACGGTATCTCCAAGGCGAAACGCAAATCGGCATCGGGCTGGCCCTGCGCGTGAGTCAGGCTACAGTGTCGATCGACTTGGCTCATTTACGCCAAGAATGGCGAGCCAACGCCGCCCTCGACATCGGCGAGTTGCAAGCCCGCGAGCTGGCCCGGCTGGATCAAGTCGAGTCGGAGGCATGGGCTGCCTGGGAACGGTCGAAGCAGTCGCGAGAAACGCGTACGACTGGCACCGATGGCGACAAATCGCACGCCAGAATTCGGAAGGAAGACCAATGCGGCGATCCACGTTATTTGATCATCGTGCAAAACTGCATCGAGCGGCGCTGTGCGTTGTTTGGATTGGACAAGCCGACGAAGTCGATGGTCATGGTGGGCGGATCGGTGACAACAAATGACAACCGTCTTAGCCTCACCGCCGCCGACGTGCTCGCCGCTGAACAAATCATCGTTGAAGCGGGTTCAGGAATACATTCAGACGGTGGATCGCAATCCCTGGATCCCGCACTCGCCGCATCCGAGGCAGAGACAATTCCTGCTCCTGAATGACGTTCGCGAAGTCATGTACGGCGGAGCTGCCGGCGGTGGCAAATCCGATGCACTGTTGATGGCGGCCGCTCAATATGTTCACTTGCCCGGTTACGCTGCCTTGCTGCTGCGGGCCACGTTTCGCGACCTGCAACAACCCAACGCGCTCATTCCACGATCTAAAGCCTGGTGGAGCGGCAAAGCCCAATGGCATTCGAAGGATATGCGCTGGACGTTTCCCTCCGGCGCGACGATCACGTTTGGTTACCTCGAGCGCGACGACGACGTTTACCAATATCAAGGTGCCGAATTGCAATTCATCGGCATCGACGAGCTCACTCAGCATTCGGAATGGCGCTACCGGTATCTGTTCTCGCGTCTTCGCAAGCCGGTCGATGGTCACTTAGCCAACGTGCCGCTACGGATTCGGTCAGGTTCGAATCCCGGCGGCGCTGGGCACGAGTGGGTTTACAAGCGGTTTATCGACCAACGGACCCGGGCGCCGGGGGCTGTGTTTCTGCCGGCGTTGCTCCAAGACAACCCGTCGCTCGATCGTGAACAATATCTGGCATCGTTAGCCCATCTCGACCCAATTACGCGCAAGCAATTGGAAGAGGGTGACTGGAATGCGATCGCTGGCGGCCGATTCAAAAAGGAATGGTTGCGTTATTACGAGCGAATCGGCACGACGTTCAAGCTCGGCGAGCGAATGTACCCGATTGAAAAGGTCCGCACTTGGTTCCTGACGGTCGATCCGGCGGCCAGCGTGAAAGAAACGGCCAAGGATGATCCCGATTACACCGTTATCAGCGCGTGGGGTTACACCAGTGATGGCCACCTGTTGTGGTTGGGCTGCGACCGTGCGCGGCTTGAGATTCCGGACATCCCGCCGCGCATGCACACCAACTACCTGCGGCATCGAGCACAAAAGGCGTTCGTCGAAGGGGGCGGCATGCAAAAGGGCGTGGGGCAGTCCGCTCGGCGGTTTATGCCGCCGATGAACGTCGTCATCGTGTCGGCCGACAAAGACAAACTCGTCAAGGCGACGCCGTTTTTGAACATGGCCGAGGCTGGCCGGGTTTGGCTGCCGGCGCCCGGTGTGCAGCCAGGGTTTCCGCTCGAAGACGTGGAATCCGAGTTGCTGCGGTTCACCGGTGACCCGAAGCAGTCCGGGCATGATGACATCGTTGACGCCGCCGGCATTGCGGGGCGCGTGGTCACCAATCGGCTGGCTGGGCCGAGCCAGGCACCGCAGGTGTTACGATAGGGCCGACATTTTGAGACCAACACGAGGGTTGAACGTGGATGCCGTCAAACCATTGCCGTTTCGATTCGAAGTCTGCGGCGAGCCCGCCAAGCTGTATTACGTCGAGGATGGCGGCAACCGGGAAGTCCCGATCTTTCAATGCGCCAGCCGAATCGCCAGCGACATTGAGGTTGCACTGTGGGCACGGTTGCAGATGGCCGAAACTCAACTCGGGGCCATGAATCGGGTCAGCGAGCGGACTGATCGAAGCAGGGGTAAAGAGAAGCCGGTTGCTGCTGAAGTTTAGATCGAACCTGTTACCAGCGTTTCACTAATCGTCGGACTGGCCGCACTCGGCAATTGAAACCCATATTTCTGCCGAAAGAACTTTTGAAAGTAGCCGGCGTCGTCTTGGGTCAGGGCCACCGAGAATTTGTCATCGACAACAAACGGTGTTGACCCAGGAACCACAACCGCGCCTACCCCGCCGTGGTAAGGAACTTCGACAAAGTACACGTCGTCGAGGTAAACCGACTTGGCATTGTCCAAGGCTCCGGTGATCTTTAGTTCCAACAACAAATCCGACGGCAAAGATGACGGCGTGAGGATGAACGCCGAATGCAATACCCACGAAGTGGTAAGCGATGCGGCCACGACGTTGATCTTCTCGGTGCCGCCAGGAGTGTATCCCGTGCCCGAAAGTTGAATCGTCAAATCGCCAACCGAAGGCGTGGCCGAGGCCTTAACGCGCGCCGTTAGGCAATACATTCGCCGGGCTTTGAGGTTGCGCGGCACCTGCGTCAACCGAATGGGATTTTGCGAACCGTTACCCGTGAGCTTCAACGCTGACGATCCGCGGTAGTATTGGCCGCTTGTGGTTGTTTGAAAAACGTGCGTGCCGGCCGTGCCACTGGCGATGGTCCAGCTCGTCGGCGTGTTGCTGGAAAAGCTCTCGAAATTAGAGTTGGTCAACAGTGACTTGTTGTTGATGGCCGACAGCGCCGGGCCTTTGCCGCTGCCTTCGCCGAGGTGGCTGAACGGCGCGTTGAGCTTTTCGCCGTCCCAAGAGAATGTCTCGGCGCCGGCTGTGGCGCCGTCGCGGTAACTGTCGCGGATGCACTGGAATCGCATTGTTTCCGTGACGGCCAATTCGGAACTCAGACCGGCATACCGCGTGCACGCTTGCGAACGTCCGGCCGGCTTGTTGTAACCGTCGAGCAATTTGGTCACAAGAATAGTGCCATTGCCCACGTTACCGCTGCCGGCGGTGACACTTCCCACCGTAACCGTGTTGCGTTTGACTGTCTTGCTATCGGACTCCATTTGCCGGAATAAGGCATCAAGCACCTGGCTGATCGTCGGGTTCGCCAATCCGAGTTGCTCGGCCACACTGACCCGATCCAGCAAGATGCGATCGAAAAATGATGCCAGTGCGTTCTGGTTAGCCGTTTCTTGGCTCTGCATTCCCGCGATGGCGCCATAAAGCCCGGTGATTTGGTCCGTCATATCCGCGGCTTCAAACGGGTCGGCAATGGTCAATAACTGCGCGGGCAAATCGATCGTGGCGTTGTCGTAGTGGGCGCCGAGTTGACTAATGATCCGCCCGCCGCGGTAAAAAATGCCTGTGTCAACGCCGTCATAATCGAGTGCCATGATTCGCCTCGGGTTGAGTTGTTGGCACCAAGTCTATGCGATGCATGTTGACAAACCGGTGCATCGTGTACGATCGCGGCCATGAAGTTTTGGAAGGACTTATTGCCGGCCGGCGAATTCACTGTTGGTGGACAACGCTACGTATTCACCGAGGCGGACATCCAGCAAATGCTCCGCAACGGCGACGCCGCGTTGCAGAAACGTCAGCCCATTCCCGTCGGTTGGGAACATCATCCCGACCTGGTCGCCATGTCGGCGGCCAAGAGTCATTCCGAGGCCGATCGCATTGCCAGCCGATCGAAGTTTTACACCGGGCCGGTCGAGGGGTTTCGGTTGTCGCCGGACGATCCGACGATGCTGCAAGTCCTCGTCGATGCCAAAGACGACGAGGCTGATCGCGTGCAGCGTGTAGGATTTGTCTCGCCCGGATTGGTCCGCGACTGGACCACTGGCGATGGCACGCGGTATCCCGGCTGGTCGGTGGCTCATGTGGCCGTGACAGCCCAGCCCGTGAATAACCGCCAAGGCGGATTTGTGCCGCTGTCGCTGCCGGCAAACTTGGTTTGCTTGAGCCTTAGCGACAAGGAGGATCCCAAAGTGAATGACGACACAAAGCCCGACGATGACACGCCAGCGGCTGAACCCAAAGAAGAAAAACCGGAAGAAACTCCGGACGAACCAAAAGAACCGGTGATCATTGCACCTGGCGGCCCGCTCAAGGATGCTGTCGAGTTGGCAACCCAGCTCGGCCTGGTGATGGGCGATGACACCAGCGAAGCGACCTTCCTCGATCGCTTCGTTGTGGCGGCCCGAACCTTCTTAGCTACGCGCGATGTGGCCGCCACAACCGACCCCGCCGATCCCGGCACGGCGCCCGACGATGCTCAGCCGGTTCCCGTTGGCACGGGCGGTGTGCAAATGAGCTCGGCCCACAGCCAGCGATTACTGCAGCTCGAACGCGACGAATTAGCTCGTCGGATCCAAGGACTCACGGCCAGCGGCCGCATTTTGCCCGTCGTGGAAAAAGACCTGTTGAACCAACTCAACTCGGTCAATTTGTCGCTGACGACCGAGGCCAAGATTGCACCGTGTAAACTGCTGGATCGATTGGAAGCCTACGAGGCGCTGCCCGAGCAAAGCACGGAGTTTAGCGGCCAGTCGCGCGTCAACTTGTCGCAAGCGAATGTGATTGCCCGACCGCCCGACGGTCCGCCAAGGACGAAGGAAGAGGCCGCCAAGTCCGTGGATGGCCTTTTGGAATTAGCTAACGGCAAAAAGGCCCGCAAGTAACTAGGTTCTGAGACACTCGGCGGGCCTGCCCCGCTGCATGGAGAATGCCAATGTCGCTTGTCAATTCAGTGGAAATGCCGGGGCCGAGTGCGGTCCTATCCGAATCGCAACGGCGGTTGGTTCGCGGTTATCCGTCGAGCCTCATCCTGCATGGTGTGGCCATTGCTTCGGCCACCGTGGACGCGGGCAACACGCCGACGACCGAGTTGCGCGCTGGCTTGTTAATGGGCAAGATCGCAGCCACGGGCCTATTCAAGCAATACGACCCCACTGCCACCGATGGCAGCCAGTACCCAATCGGTCCGTTGTACGAAGAGCGCAACATGCTCAACGCGGCCGGGACCGCGCAACAAGTAACCGGCCGAATCGTCATCGGCGGCTACCTGGTCGCCTCGCAAGTCATCAATCTGGATGCCCGGGCCCGACAGATGCTCTATGGCCGCATCATTTTCGACGACATGATCCCGGGAGCGGCGCCCGGTTGGTTTGGTCCGGTCGTTAAGACGGCCGACTACACGTTGGTCGCTGCGGATTCGGGTTATTGCTTCACGACGCGCGGTGCGGCCGGGGCAGTGATCTTCGACCTGCCCACCACGATCCCCGCCGGCTTCCGAGCATTGTTCAAGAACGAAGCGGATCAAAACATGACCGTGCGGTGCACGTCGAAGCTGGTGGCGTTGCATAATCTCACGGCGACCTCGGTGGCATTTTCCACCTCGTCGCAAAAGATTGGCGGCGGCATTGAAGTCATCGCCAATGATAACCAGACCAAGTACCACGTGATCAATCAATCGGCTGGTGCGAACACGATCACCGTAGCGTAATTCGGCTGAAAAGCCGGAGGAAGGTTTGGGCTAGGCTGATCACCGAAAAGCGGCATGTCTCGGCCGCCTGCCATCAAACCGATCAACAGAGACAAGACTTACCCCACCGGGACAGGGGCCGGAACCATGACCAATGGCTATTTTGCGCGACCTTCTGGCCCCGTCAGTAGTCACGGGGATGATTACCCGCGTGTTCGGCGGCTCGGACACGCTGCAACGTTTCTTCGGCATGGAAATCGGATCCAGCCAAAGCCAGCCGGTTTCCGGTCGGCAGTACAGCTATGACATCTTTGATCACACGCGGTCGATCGCTCTCGGCAGCCGACCGGGCACCGCGCCGGCGGTGATCGCTCCGTTCCCCGTGGCGAAGCAAAACCAGACTTTTCCGCGGGCCTACGAAAAGATGTCACTGGATTACGAAAAGCTCCACAACTTGCGCGAGCTGGGTTCGAATGCCGGTGTGCGCGACCGCATCGGGGCCAAGTACCTCGAAGAGCAGATGAAGCAAATGAAGCGGCGGCAAAACGCCTTCCGCGAAATGCAATTGGTCGGCTTGTTCCAACAAGGCGTCATTTATTACCAATACCAAGAACCGAACGAATTGATCCCAGTGCTGTCACTCGGCGGCAATCCGGGCGATACCTATGATTTCTTGATTCCGGCCGGCAACAAGTCGCAACTCAATATGTTGGGATCCGGCAACATCCTCGATGTCGCCTGGGATAACGTGGCGTCGCGTATCGATACCCACGTTTTCAACATCAATGCCGCGTTCCAGAACCTCGTCGGCCGGCAGTTGGAACACATCTGGCTGACTTCGGTGATGTGGCTGCACGTTTTGCAAAACACCGCCGTCCGCAACCTGGCCGGTTCCGCAAATCAGCCGATGGCTTCATTCACGGTAGTCAGCGAACAAAACACCGACGGCCAACAAACCGCGCACTTCACGGCCCGATTCAATTGGTGCCCGTGGATTCAATGGCACGTTTACGACGGCACGATCGACATCAATGGCACGGTGACCAAGTGTTTGAGCGACACCAAGGCCGTGTTCCATGTCGGCACCGATGGCGGCTGGATCAAAGGCGTCGAAGGATCGGAAATGCGGAAGATCAACCCGATCGCGCTGGCCGAGGAAGTGTTCGGCTTCGACTCGTGGATCCGCGAATGGGACGAACCGGCCCGGGTGGAGTTGCATTCGCTGCAGAACTTCCTGGTCGAGGTCAACACGCCCAAAGGCATCGCCATCGGCACGGTGGACTTCTAAGCCGCCGGAGGCTTCGGTGGCTGGACCCTACTGCACGGAATCTGACCTCAGCGCGCGACTTAGTTCCGCTGGGGTCACTTTGCGTATCGACGATAGCGGTGCGAGCACCGCCGACGCGATTGCCGACGCTTCCGAGTGGGTCTACTTCTATTGCGGCACACGATATAGCGATGCCGCTTTACTGACGTCCAATTGGATCAAATATAGGACCCGCGATATTGCTGTATTGTTTCTGTGCGCCCGCCGGCTGAACGCGATCCCGAAAGCTGCTCAGGCCCTTTACGATGCAGCGATCGCGGCGTTGGAAAAGGTCCAGGCCGGAACGTTGAACATCGCCGGCGTGCCGCTGCGTAAGTCGGCCGGCCCGGTGATCAGTCAACCGCGCGTGCAACTCTGGCCGACCCCGCACACGGTTATTGAGCGAAATCGATCGACGGGTCAGCCAGCGGGTTACACGCCGCGGGATGATCCTTATGAGCCGCCCTATCCGGGCAATTGAGGTGAATTATGGGCTTTCGACAATCCTCGAAAAACCTCAAGTTCAATCCCACGCTGCAAACCAGCTACGTGTCTGGTCGCAGTATGGGCGGCGTGTTGACGTTGAGCGACGCGGCCATCGACCAAGGGGCGGGCATCACGATCTTATCAGTGGCCGTGATCGAAAAAGGTTCAAACAAAAACGGCCTGACGGTGGTGTTCTTCGACGAGTTGCCGTCGGGAACGTACACGGACAACACGGCAGTCACGATCGCCGATGCCGACATTCCCAAGATCGCCGGATTTGTGACCGTAGTAACTGCCGATTATGTGACCGTTGGCGGCGTCAGTGTTGCCCGCATCCAGATTCCGCCCATGGTGGTCAAATTGAATACGGGCAAACCGTTGTATGCCTTAATTGTGGCCGATGGCTCAATCACACTGGGAACCACGACGGCCCTGCGGATCAATGTGGGAGTGCTGCAAGACTAATGTTGGGCAATCGGCGAGCGATATTGTCGGCGGTTCAGCGCGTGGAAGCTGGCGGCGATCTCGCGCACACCATTCTGACCATCACCGATAACGGCGGCGGCCTCCCTTTAGTGACAACGGCGGCGGCGCATGGGTTGGGTGGTTCCGGCTCAGGTTTAACGATCGCCGGCACTACGCTTTACAACGGCAGCTTTAGGTGGACGGTAATTGACCCCACCAGTTTTCAACTTGTAGATCACGAATGGATTGGCGACGACACCGGCGGCACTTGGTCAATATGAACGCCACAATTTATGTTCGCGGATCCCGATTTGACGCCGAGCGATTCCTCCGATCCATTCCCAGCATGATCAGCGGCCTGGTGCCCGATCCCAACGGCGTAGCGATCGGCGTACAAATCGCTTGCGGGACCGCGTTGCTGTCCAAAATCCAACAAGACTTTATCCGCAAGAGTCGGCGCGAACCGTCCGAGGATGGCATCGTTTGGCCGGAGCTGCAGCCGGAGACCGTGCGGCGCCGAATTCTCAAAGGCATGACGCCAGCCCAGCGACGGCGGCAGCGTCAATCGGGCCAGCCGCTTGATGTGAATCCGCGCCAGGTAGACATTCTCCGCGACACGGGTTTGATGCTCCGGTCGTTTTCGCCGGGTTACTTTGACTTGACGACAGTGGCGCTCAACATGCCGAGCGTGGAGTTTCAGGTCTTCTCAACTTTGCCCGGGCAAGTGATTGTCGGCACCAATCGCCATCCGTGGCATCACTTCGGCAATCCGGAAACCAATTTGCCCGCGCGTCACCTGTGGCCACCCGATGGCAACCTGCCGGACGTTTGGTGGTCTGACATTCTCGAAGTCGGGGTGCAAGCCTTGATGCAAAGCATCATCAACGTGTTGACGACCGGTGTTTCGCCGATGCCGCCGATGTAGCGGTTATAGTCGTTCTTCATGGCGATCACGGCGTCGAGAGCAAATCGGGCGTTGCGGCTGGCGGTGAAAAGTCAGCTCATTACATCATTGTCCTTGAATGCCGACGGCCGTGAATGTGCCTGCACCGTGGACGGCCGGCCCTGGCCGATGTGCGGGCAAAAGTTCGTGGCCGTGCATCCGGGTCCGGTCTCCAACCGCGGCACCGATCACCATGACGAGCTGCATTCCGTCCTCGTGACAGTGACGTTTCGGTCGCCGGTTTATCCGACCGATCGCGAGGATCAGTTACTCGACCTCGACGAGCAACTCGACGAGTATTGCGACAAGGTGGCTCAATTGATTCATGACCTGGCCACGGCCGATGCCATTCGGGTTGCGGCCAATGTGACGTTGGCCGCCGAAGACGCAACGCAAAACGGATTTACTGAGCCATTGAGGTATCGAGGCACGTCGCAGCCGGCCTACCGAGGCCCGGAGTGGTTTCGATCGGAGCCGGGCAATGAGGCCGACGGAGTGTCTCGAACAATGGTGTTTCAAGAAGCGCGGCGCCTAATTCGCGTTTAGGGGTAACGACTCATGACCATGTATCGTTGTTACAACGAAGACTGCACCGAGCAACCGAATGGGCGGCTCGGCTTTGACTTTTCGGGGACCGTGCCGATCTGTCCCAAGTGCCAGTGCGATGGCCGCCAACCGGAGTTTGCGGTCATGATCCAAGAGTTGTCCACGATTCACTTGGTCGTCAAGGACAAAGCCGGACCGATCGTAACGACGATGGGCCGTCGCCGCGTCGCATGTCAGCCGACGGCCACTAAGTACCCGGACAATGCCACCGACGATCCGAATGCCGTCAACTGCCCCGAGTGCCAACAATCAACGGCGTTCGCCGAGGTCGTCAAGCAACGCACGCCACCGGAGCCGGTCAAAGCAGTTCCGCAAGAAGGTCAAAAGCTCGCCCAAGTGATGGATTAACGCCGCGCGGTTTATCCGCGCGATTTTGGGAGAACAGAACCATGGCGCTCGACACGTTTGTTGCAGGCCCCTACTCAGCCACGTTCGACGCGGCCGACGTCGGCATCACGGAAAACGGCTACGAGTTGCAGCAAGAATGCAACTTGCAGGAAATCAGCGGTTCCGACGCCTACGGCGATTCGGTCATTGATGCCGTGTTTCGCGGCGGCAATGTGCATTTGCAATTCGAGTCGAAAGCCTACAAAGCCGGCTCAATCGCTGCCGCCTGGCCCTACGCCGCCCAGGGCGTTTTGTGCGCAACGACCGGCGTCGGCACTTTGGTTTCCGACAACTTAGCCAAGGCCACGGTGTTGACCAAGCGACTGTCGGCCACAGCGCCAGCCACGCTGACCGCGTCCAAATCGGCACTCGCGCCCAACTTTCCCGTGCGTCTGTTGTTCGATTCGCGGTTGCGGCAAGTACCGGTCCGCAAACGTTTGTATCCGTACGTTTCGACCAATGTGATTTTCTTCTCGTTGACCTAATCGGCGGGACCGATGCCTGATGCCGCAACATTGACCGTCGTGTTCCAGGATGAAAGCCGCGGAGCTGGCGCGGCGCCCTCGATGGCGAGTCCACCGCCGACAACGTCAACGGCGGGGACGCCGACGGGGCCGAGTGCTCCATCGGGAGGCGGTTACGCAAACGGGGTGCCGCCGGCGGGAATGAATTGGGCGTCGATAGTGTTGCCGACACTTGGACCGAACGGTCATCGCGCTGGTGGACCGCCGGTAACCGGGTCGAATGATAATCGGGCATTGGGGTCACCGGGAGCCTTGGTGCCAATGAACAAACAACTGGCAAAAAATAGTTCACCGTTTGGCCAACCATCAATCAGTGATTCCTCGATGATCGTGGGCGGGTTGGGGGCCATCTATCGGTTGCTGTTTGATTGGCACAGTGAATGGATTTCCGGCGCTGGAGCAAAAAAGCAGGCCGAGGCGTTACCGGGGGGCAAGAAAAAGGAAGACGAATTCGACGCCGTGGGCTTTGGCAAGGTAACGTTGGCGGTGACCGCATTATCAGCTGGAATTACGAAGGCGATCTCCGGATTTAATTCGTTGCAAAACCAAACCAATTCGATTCAGGCGGCGACGATCGTCAATCGCCAAGTGCTGGAAGGGCAAGCGAAACTCGGGAAGGCTCAGGCCGAGCAAGTTGGATTCTGGAGTCGTTTGGCTGGCGCCGGGATGGCGGCGGTCGGAACCGGGCTGATGTTTGTGCCGGGCGGACAATTGCCCGGTGCGGGATTGATTGCCGGCGGGGCGGCCGTTGCTGGGTCCGGATCAATGTACGAAGCGGCGGGCACGGCGACCCATGATAAGACTCTTCGTGACATCGAGACGCGGCAGGCGCTGATGCAACGCATTCGCGACCTGGCGATGTACAGTCCGATGTTGTCGTATCAAGTGGCGATCGATGAACAGGACAAGATGATGCGTGATAGACAACAGGCGAATGATCCGAGATTTCAGAACCAAGCATCGGCGCTGATGAACACCAATCGGACATTGGCCGGGATCGAGGGGGTGTATCAGCGAATGCAGGACGAAAAGACGATGCGCGAGCAACAAAAGGCGGACGCCGAGGCGATCAATGAAATGCATCGGAAGTTTTACGACGAAATGAAGAATATGAATGAGGAACAGAAGAAATATTGGGCCGAACAGTTGCGGTTGGCAAAAGAACAAGTTGACCAACAAAAGGCAAAAGAGAAAACGCCGTTGGATGAATTCTTGGATGGTTTGAGAATGCCCGGCGATCAACTTCAGGACAAGAACGACGCCGTGCGGAAGCTGCGGGACGCCGAGATCATTAAGCCACTTTTGGGGAATTAACCATGCTGCCAGCGGTAGCCAACATCCAATACAACGGGTACACGTTCAATGGGACGGCACGATCCCGATTGGTTGGGACGCCGGTCTACGATCGGGCCGGCCGTCGCATCACGCATACCGAATACGCCTTGGCCGTGACTTGGCTCGTTTACGAATCCAGCGCGGGAGCCGGATGTGCCACCTTGATGGAGGAAGCCCGGTACAAATTGCAGGAACCGGGGGGCGTGCTCGTTTACAAAGACAACGGTTTCGGCGACTTGGAAATCAATTCGGGGTCCATCGAGTCGGACTTAGTTTGGGGACCGAAACCGCAAAAGGTGGAGGCTAAGCCGGTGGGCTGTCGGGCGTGCTGGGAGTTGACCTGGACCTGTACCTTTGCGATTTCCGAATGCACGTTTGTCAATCTGCACAATGGTTCCGAACTGCCGATCATGGCGTTCAACTTTGCCGTCGATTATTCCATTGACGAAATGGGCCTGACTACGCGGACCTACAACGGTTATTTGCAGGTGCCGACGACTGAGCACGGCGGCATGACGGCGGACGATTTCCGTGAGCGGTTGGCGATTCCGGTTCCGGTGGGATTCAAGCGGGTCAATCAAAACTTCAGATTGGACGAAGCCAAAACCACGTTGAATTTTACGGTGATTGATCAGGAGGTGTTGGCTGAAGGCTTAGCCGTTGGCTGTGTGGAATCCGATGGACAGCATTCGATTCGCAACACTGGTCCGATGAAACTCAACAATTGGAATGGCCGCATCGCCGCGCAATACACCGTGGCCCCCAACCAAGAACGCCGAAAGGCGTGGGATGCCTTTTGGGCGCTGTGTCGCGATCGACTGAAGGCGACAATTGATTTTCACCAAGAGCAGGCGCAGCAAAATAATGGCCCAAACAATCAAAAAGCCGGATTGCAGCCGTTTATCGTCGGTTTGGAATTCACCGAAGGCCTGTATCAATCCAACCGACACATGTCGTTTGAATTGACGTACACATTCATCTCGCCGTTCAAGGACATCGTCAAGGCCTCGGGCATCTGGCGACCGGTACCGAACACGGACCCGGCGGAATGGATGCAAAGCGTCGGCGACCTCTACCATCCGCGCGGCCTGGCCAAGTTGCGGTTTGATCCGCAAACCGACGTGCTCATCGACCTGTGTGACCAAGGGGAGCCGCGCTGGACCGAGGATCAGAGTGAAAACCAGGGATCGTCCGGCGAAGATGCCGACATCCTTTATGGTTCCGGCGGCTACTTGGCCTACCAGAATCAAATCGAAGTCATCGGCGAGAGCGGTTATTCGCCGGCCCGGTTGCTTACCGACAACGATCGCCGTTATTGGGGCGGGATTGAAACCAAGGCCGATGTTCGCCCCTATGAATCGGCGACCTTAGGTCAGGAGTTGCCCAATTTTGTGCCGGAGCCGCCGGACAATGTGGAGGCAACGGAGAGCATCCAGGCCAGAAATGCGACCAGTTTCCGGGTGCGGATGTACGGTTACGCGGCGCGCGTGTGGAAACCGATTCCGGCGCCGAAGCTGAAAGAGTATGGCGGCAAAAAAGCCATCCCGATTGGCGAGCAGAATTTCAAACAACGTCGCGTCGGTGAATTGATGGGCACGCCCATCTATCAGGCGACATGGGACCAAGAGTATTGGATTGACGCCGCGGACGTGGATCCCGACTTCTACGCGATCGGTGACCGCAACGTAGACACGTCATTGCCGGGATTTGAAAACGAATTGGTCACCAATGGCCTGGTGCCCCCTGAATTCGCCTTCCCTGAGGATCCGCAATGAGTTTGGTGATTTCTATTCCTGACGGTCTGACGACGTGCAAACTGTCGGATGGCCGCGAATTCCGCATCAGCTTCATCGAGGCGATGACGGCTTACGAGCAGATTCTCGAAGAGTGTCGCAAAAACCCGTCGAACGACTTTGCTCACACGAAAAAGTTCGCTGACTGGCTCAAGGATAAAACCGGCGTCGAACTGACACCCGATCAAGCCGATTACCTCATTGACCGCATCAATTGCGAGTATGCCAACGCAAAAAAAGAGGTAAGGGCTTTGCTGAACTCTGTGAGTTCTATGGAGCCGCCGTCGGGCTCCTCGACGACGAAGCCCGTCTAAACCTTTGGACCAATCTCCCGGCGATGGAAGCCGTGCGGACGTTGCGAGCGGTGCGCCTCGGCACCGCCACTGTCTCGGCCGATGGGCTTTATGATTTGATTCTGACGGCAACGGGCAACGAAACCATGGCCGCGGCAGCGCTCAAACAACGAGTCGCCGCCGATCTGCGGGCGGGCCGGGAAGTGTGACCGGTTGCATCGGGTAAGTTGTTGGCCATGAGCCAACAAGACGGCCAGCATCCATCGCAAGCATTTCTCCGCCAACCGCTGACGGCGAATTACAAGCCGCGCGTGTTCGGCTGGTTTCTCGACTACAACGATCCGCGGCCGTGGTTTCGCCTGCATGACGTTGAACGCATGCGCAGGGATCCCAAGATCCGGCTCGGGTTGCGAGTGCTGCGAGCTCCGGTCCGTCGGGCCAAATGGGAAGTGCGCTCAGCCGATTCGCAGGTGGCTGCCTTCGTTGACCAAATGCTCAAACGGATTTGGAAGCGCTGCTTGGGCCGCGTGCTCAAAATGCTGGAGTATGGTTGGTGTGCCGGCGAGTGGACCTATTGCACGGAAAATGGGCAACTCGTTGTCGATGATCTGCTCGACACCTATCCGCTGGATGCCGACCCGCTGGAAATCGAAAACAAGATCGTCGGTTGCCAGGTAAAGGGGTCCGGCGGCGTGATTCGGTTGGGATCGCCCCGGTTTTTGTGGCTGGTGAACGAACCGGAATACGACCGGTATCGCGGACTCAGCCGGCTTTCGAATGCCTGGACGCCCTGGATGGAGAAAACCGGCCGGCATGGTGCGCTCGAGGCTCGCCGGTTGTGGTTCATCAAGAACGCTTACTTGGGCACCACCATCTATTACCCGCTGGGAAACACCGAAGTTGACGATGGCGCCGGTGGCATTCGAGTCATGGACAACCAAGATTTGGCGCGCGAGATCGCCGAAAAATTGGAAACTGGCGGTCTGCCTGCGCTGCCGAGCACTCGCGATGAACACGGCCAGCGCATGTGGGAGCTCGATCCGCCCCGTATCAACGGCAACGCCACCGAAATGCGCGAGTATCCGAAAGATCTCGACAAAGAGATTCTGGAGGGCATGGGCATTCCGCCCGAAGTGATTCAAACAACCGGCGATCCCGGCAGTGGCTACGCGGGCCGATCGATTCCGGCCGCCGCGTTTTATGCCAGCGAAGACGACATCGTGGCAACGGTCGTCGATGGAGTCGATCGGTCAGCCATCTTTCCTTTGGTGCGCGCCAACTTCCATCACACCAAATACGAGATTGAAGTCAAGTCGTTGCTCGATTCCGAAACGCCGCCCCAAGGCGAAGTGCCGGGTGAATTGGACGACGATCTTCCGGCGCCGGGCTTATTGTTGCCGAGCCTGAAACCAACGCCGAACCAACCGAACAACCGGGCTCCGATGCCTGGCGCCGAGCTCCGTATGTCGTTGGCGGAAACAGTCGCCGCCGAGGCTCGCCGCCGATTCCCGATTGTCTCGGTTCAGATGCCAGGCGAAGCTCCTGAAACGATCGACCTCGAATAATGCGACATCCGACCGACCCAATCAGTCATCAAGCCATCATCGCCGCGCTGGCGATTGCCAACAACATGCGCGGAGAACTCAATCGAGCCTTGGAAGCGGCACGCAATTGGTTTGACTTCTATCAAACAGCGGTCGGCGTTGTGTTGGCCCATGAGTCGATGAGCCAGGACGTCATTCGCGATAGCACTTTGGCCGGATTCTTGGCGGCGACAACGCCAATGATGCAACGATTGCCCATCGCCAAGGTGTTCGATCCCAAACCGGAAACCGACGCCGAGGTTTCGGCCATCATTCGCCCCATTCTGCGGCCGCGCGTGGATCCTGGCCCGACGCCGGCCGCAGCGACCGGCCCGATCGTTACACCGCCGCCGTCTGGCCGTCCGAGCGGTCCAGCAGCTCCGGCGCCCGAACCGGTGATTCGGTTTCCGATCATCGAAAAGGCCGCCCGCAACCTGGCCGAACGCAACGTCATGACGCGGACCGATTTTGATCGGTTGGACGCGGAAGCTCGACAAAGGGCCTTCACGGTAGCGCGGGTCAATAGCCTCGAAACGTTGCAGCAGATTCGCGACAAACTCGCCAAACAAGTCGCCGAGGGCGGGGCCGGCGGCACTCTGCACGCATTCAAGCGTGACATGCAGCCGGTGATTCAAGAGGCGGGCCCTGCCCTCTCGAAAGCGCACATTGAAAACGTTTACCGCACCAACATTGCATCGGCCTATTCCAGCGGCCAAAAAGCCGTGATCGATGCGCCGGTGATTCGTTCGCTCTTTCCCTATGTGTTGTGGACGGCGACCCATGACAACCGAACGCGGGCGGATCATTTGGCGATGGAGACGGCCGGCATCGACGGGACGGCGATTTTTCGTGCGGACGATCCTTTATTACGGAAGGTCTGGCCGCCTGCGGGTTACAACTGTCGCTGCCATGTGATCATGTTGACGTTGCGCGATGCCGCTCGACGTGGCTTGAAAGAGGCGATTGCCTGGCTCGAAACCGGGAAGCCGCCCGCGATGCCAAGTTGGGTTCAATCGGTTCCGATCAAGTTGCCGCGGAATTGGTCAGCCGGCGGGCAAACGATTGCCGTTTAAGGGTGAACGATGGCCGTCAAATTCGGCGATGCTCCCTGTGTTGACCCGATCAAGCTCTACGATGAATGTCTGCGCTCAAAAACTCCGATCGGCGATTGGTGGAAGCAGGCCAACCATTTCAAATGCCCGTTAGGCCATTTGCCTGGCACTGGAATCATCTTGCTCCGCAAAGGCGACATTGATCGGCTTGGCATCGATGATCCGCACGATTTGGTGTTCAGCGAATTCGGCACCGAAGTCCGCATCCGCAATGTGCTCATTACCAGCGCGAAATGCGTAACACCTGGGGCCCGCGACGATCCGAACGCGGTCTATCAGGTTCAAATCGCCGACGCACGGCACACGTTGGGTGAGATCATCCTCGGCCAGCGTTACAACATGGTGCAAAACGACGGCGACAATTACCAAGAAATCACCGTCATCAATGACACGGACTCCGATTCGGATTCCGAGGCTGTCGGCTATCGAGCGTACACCTGGCAGGAAATGCTCGACAGTATTTGGAGTCTCGCCTCGCTCAATTCAACAACGCCGACGCTTGATCCGGTGCCTCACGGCACGCCGGAAAACTTCGATTTCGACACCGACTCGGCGTTGTACGGGTTGGGCGTTGTGCTCGATCGCCTGGGCCTGGCGTTACGCTGGACCCCATGGGCCGAATCCGAGGCCTTCGACATTGTGACCATCGGCGACGAGCTCACCGACTCCGAGGATTTGGAAGTCACACCAAAGGCTCGCCGCTTCGACAGTATGTCGGTATGGGGCAACGCGGCATCGATTCCCGGCTCGGTGCGCGTGGTGTTCGCCGTTTGCCCACCGTCTTGCACTTATGGTCCAACGTGCGCAGTGACCGTGTCTCGGCCCAATCCGCCGGCCGACGAGGTGCGCAACGAGGCGGCTCAGAAAGTCATCTTCGATGACCTCATTGGCCGTTATTCCACCGACGGCACCAGCGACTCAGATTCCGACTCGGACTCGGATTGCTCGGGCTCCGGTTGCACCGGCATGACGAACAGCACGGCCTTGCTCAATCGGGCGTGCGAACGGGCGCGGGACTATTACCGGATGCTCGTCGATGGTGGCCAGCGGTTTTTACAAGTCTTGGACGGGGCCCATCAAATTCGGCCCAACGCACGGTATAAGGTGGTCTCTTGGGAAGACCGTGGCCAGGGTGTTGTCACGACGGTTTACGGTGGGCCGGATGTCCTTCGACCGTTGGAATTGTGGCACCAATGGCATCGCAAGATGGCGGAGCGAAACCTCTGCGGTTGCGACGACTACATCGAAGAGGATTACATCACCGGATTCTGTTTGGTGCTCGGTGAACCGGAGCCGAGCTCAGATAGCGAATCAGCAGCATAAAGGGCACGAACATGGCGACTTTCAACAAGTTCAATTCATTCGTCGAAGCCGTGGCCGAAAAGGTCCACAACTTGGGCAGCGACACTCTCAAGGTGCTGTTGACCAATACGGCACCGGTCGCTGGTAACTCGGTGAAAGCCGACCTGACCGAAATCTCGGCGGGCAACGGTTACACCGCTGGCGGCACTGCGGCGTCCATCACATCGTCGTCCCAATCCAGCGGCACTTACAAACTGGTGCTTGGCGATGTTGTGTTCACGGCCAGCGGCGGAACGATCGGACCATTCCGCTATGCCGTGCTTTACAACGACACCGCGACCAATGATGAACTCATCGGCTGGTGGGATTACGGCTCGGCCGTGACGTTGAACGCTGGCGAAACCTTCACTGTTGACTTTGATGCGTCGGCTGGTGTTTTGACGATTGCGTAAGGCGGTGCGGCGTGGCGAGTCAGGGACCGAATAGTCCAAGCGCATCAAGCGAAGATTCATCAGTCGGCACCGTTGTTTGGTCGTCGCTGTCGAATGTTTATTCAAGCAATGATTCGCGGGCGATCAGTGGATCACTCGGCGGCACCGCGCCGGTAATAACAAGATACTTGGTTGCAACGGGATTTGGATTTTCGATTCCTTCGGGAGCGACCATTGATGGCATTGTTGTTGGCATTGAGCGACGATACTCCGGGGTCGGCACGATAAGAGATTATCGAGTTCGCATTGTTAAAGGCGGAAGCATTGGAAGTACCGACCGGGCAACATCCACCAACTGGACGACCTCAGACGTTTATGAAGACCACGGCGGATCAACCGACCTGTGGGGAGAAAGGTGGACCACCTCCGACATAAATTCGTCTAATTTTGGCGTCGCGATTTCGGCTCAAAAATTTTCTGGTGTTGGCTCGCCGACAGTAGGTATTGACCACATTCGCATCACCGTTTACTACACGGCTAGTAGCGGATCAGCCACCATCACCGCTAACGCCGGATCATTCACTCTCTCTGGTCAATCCGCCACACTTACACGCGGGCTGAAAGCCACTGGTGGAACTGGCACGTTCACGTTGTCCGGTCAATCCGCCAATCTGTTACGTGGGCTGAAAGTTACTGGCGGCACCGGCACGTTTACGCTGTCGGGGCACGCCGCGACGTTGCTCCATAATCACGTTGTTGGCGCGGGGGTTGGTTCGTTCACGCTCAGCGGTCAGGCCGCGACTCTGGTCAAAAGCTACCCGCTCTCGGCTGGGACCGGATCATTTACACTCACTGGCAATGACGCGACTTTCACGCGGACCTATGTCGTGGGTGGGGGCACCGGATCATTCACGCTTGGCGGTCAAGCGGCCGGGCTATTGCGTGGACTCAAAGTCGTGGGGGGAGTGGGTTCGTTCGCGCTGACGGGGCAGGCGTCCGGGCTGATTCGTGGCTTTCGGCTCGACGCTGGAGCGGGTTCATTCTCGTTGACCGGACAGGTATCCGGCTTACTGGTCAATCGGAAGATCAGCGCGGGCTCAGGCGCATTCGAAGTCAACGATCCGGACGCGCCGGGCGGCCCTGAGGGCGGCGGTGCAACCTCGTTACGTGTCGATCGCTTGCCGGCCGACCAGACCTGGCACGCCGTCATCGAAGTCACCACCATCCGCCATCGCCGGCATACTATTCTCGACGAGTATTGCAGCGCGGACAATGATTGCGAAAATTGCGACTCTCCATTGCCGGACCCCGTGTCGAGCGACTCGGACGACAGCAGTGATTCGGGCGAATCGAATTGCTCGCATGATTTCGCCGAGGGCGGCGATTTACCGGACCCGAATTTGCCGCCGCGGTGGTATGTGCAATCACTCTTAGACTGGTGCAGTTCCATCGCCGCGCCCATTCGCCCGCCAATATGCGAGTCGTTATCCGCCGCCGCTTCGCCGTGTCTCGCCGATCCTTTATTGACGACCGACCAGCAGGTGTGGGATTGCATTGTGGCCGCTGATACCGTGGTGGCCACTTACATCCTAAGCCGGTGGCAGCAATGGTTGCAAAATCATTACGGATACGCGGCGGCCCTTGGCCTGGGCATTGACACCGGCGACCCCAACACGGTGCCCGAAATCAAACTGCAATGGGCGCGGGGGCATTGGAAAAATGCCCGCGTTGTGCGTCGGCGTTGTTTCGTGCTCACCGCCGAGGAGGTCTGTGCGCTGTGCGATATTTGACGGCCAAGCATCGGATCGCACGCATTCCTGGCTTTCGGGTGATGGAGCGATGGTGCGCCCCGGCACGCGGGTTATGCTGCGCCAACACGTCGGGCAGCACATCCGCGCCGCCGGCGTGTAGTGATTTTCCTCCGTTGCCGACAGAGTTGATGGTAACGATCAGCGCTTTTTCCGGAACAGGTTGTCGTTTGGAATTTTCACCAGTTGGCGCGGCGTCGCTGTGTGTCTATGGGTCACCGACGCCACCGACATTGAATGCTGCGAACTTGTCCGCTAACGCTTGGGCAAACGGTAGTTATCGGCTTAATTATTTTGCTCAGCATCCATCGTTTAGCGACACGGCGATGTACATTCTTGCTGACAGTGTTTTGACCGAATACGCATGGACCGGTCCACCGCGCACAAACGCCACGCCAACGGCGCGAGGGAGTGGGGGCGGCGATCCAGGAATTCTTGCCGCGACACCAGTTCCCTACCAATGCAGCGACGGTACGTCAGGTTGGTGGTATTTGGGGCCACCGACTTGCACATTGCCGGCCAGGCCATTGTTGTCGCCAACGTCATGCCGCTATGCCGTGCCCTGTGATTATGATGTCGTTGAATCCGCTGGTGCTCCTTGCTTTTTATCCATGCGGGAGACCGCGTGGAATCAATTAGTAGCGGCGAATGTTGTATTCTTGGGCGGCAGCAATGAATTTTTGCCGGATGGCATCAGTGCGGCCGACGTCACGGGCATTTCTTTGAGCACGCAGGTCTATCGACAATTGGTCGCGTCGATTGGTTGCTCAGTTCCAGTTGAATGTGCGGCGACGGGAGAGATGGGGCTACCGGTTCAACTCGAATTTTTTACAGTGGTTGTGTCAACTCGATTAGTTGTCGTGGATTCCGTTCCCTACATCGCGTTGCAAATTGTGCCTGTTTACGAGCCGCACTTTTTTATCGGCAGCTTCCCAATCTACACCCATCCCAACACTGTCTTGGTGCCATCGGGAACCGGCTGGCAGGTCTGCGATTTAGCGGCAACCGTCGCCGGTGGATTCGATGCCAACATTGAGATCGCGGTATGATCCGTCACAAACCCGGTCAGTGTAACGGCTGGTGGCTGACGGTCCACGTCGATAATAGTGGCCAATGCTACGAATGTTGGAAGGTCGGGAACAAGGCCACACGCAAGCCGGATCCACGCGGAACACTGCCGACGGCACCGCCAGCCGAACGAGCTGCGCGGCGATCGTCCGCGGCCGAGCGTCGGTCGCGTTTTGTTCGGTCGATCGACTGCATTGACCTTGGAACGCCATTCAACGGCCAAACCTGTGGCTGTGCGGAAAAACTACGTGAATGTGCGACGCACGGAAAATGCACAACCGGAACCCAACGCGACGGCGTCATGTGTTGCGCGAAATGCGACGACTACGACCCCAACTGTTCCGACGAGAAGATCGAGCTTCATCCCGACATGAGCCGCCGAATGGTCGAGCGACTTGTCGCAATGGGACCGCGTGAATGGCCGACGGAGGCCTTGGCCTGGCCCGTGCTGCGGCGCACGATGAAGGCCCTTGCCGAAAACGCCATGTTGCGAATGATTCCGATGCCCACCTTGCACGGCCGCGGCATCGTGACATGTGGCGGCGGCCGCTATAACGCTTCGCTGTACGTGCTCATTCGCATGATTCGGCGCACCGGTTGCACGTTGCCGATTCAGATTTGGCACCATGGCCCGACGGAACCGGTTAATCCTCGAGTATTGGACCTGCCCGGAGTGACCGCCCACGACACGGCGAAGATCCCGGGCCTGCGGCGCCGGACCGGTTGGCCGATGAAAACTGTGGCTTGGACAAATTGCCGATTTGCCGAGTTTCTATTCTTTGACGCCGACGCTTACCCTTTGATCGATCCGACGACATGGTTTGACCATAACCCAAACGGTTGCGTTGTCTTTGGTGACTTCGACAACAACGACCGGTATTTGAGTCGAGCAAGCTATCCGGCCGCGAATTGGTCAAAGGCCCCGCCGACAATCAACGGTGGCCATTACGTCATCGACGCCGCGACGACCTGGCCGGCCATTTCGTTGGCCCATCATTTCGATCAACATGACGACTATTGGCACCAATTTCGACGCCAGGGCCAATTTACGGGCGTCGGTGGCTATTCCGACCAGGATCAATTTCGGGCGGCACTCGCCATCACCGGTACTGGCTGGTCCATGTGGCCCAGGAAGTTTGAGCACCGGCCGGGCGCGTTCTTGCAGTTCGGGCCTGACGGCGAGCCGGCAATCGTGCACCGGGTTGGTGCGAAGTTCGCTGAACCTGGGGCCTGGAGAAAAGGCCCGCGGGTGCTCGATTGGTTGCCCGAGGAGTCGGCCGCGTGGGAATTTTTTCATAAGTGGAAAACCCTTAGAAATTAGGGGTAAAAAATTTTCAGAATTCCGATATTTTCTTATTGACTTCCGAACTAGGACCGATTACACTAGTATTGTCAAGTTAAGAGTAACTTGATCGCGGCCCACCGGTGAGCAGGTGGGAGGGTTTTCAAGAGGGTGTAGAAATGGCGACTGCAAACAAAATCGACCGCACTGAATTGGCTATATGGGCCGAGGGAACCGACTACACGACTGACCAGTTGGTTGCCGAGTACCGCGAGTATTGCGAAATGGAAATCGCCGCTGGCCGTGAGCCGACCACTGAGGGTAAATGGGCCAACCGAGTCAAAGGGCTTCCGAACTAACTAACTAATTCATGGGGCCGGGCCAGTCGCAAGGCTGGAAGGTTACACCCGCCCGGCCCCACCCTTTTCGGATTCACTTCTATGATTTGGACTCCCGCCGAAATCCAACTACTCGGAACCATGCCCGATTCGCACGTTGCGGCTAAAGTCGGCCGCGACTCGAAAACTGTGGAATGGAAACGAACATCTTTAGGAATCCCCGCGTTCCGCTCGCGTGACCGCGTGTGGTCCAAAGCGGAATTGAAACTTCTCGGAACCATGCCCGATGCCGCCGTTGCCGCACAACTCGGCATCAGTCGCCGTTGCGTTTTGAAAACCCGCGAGCGGTTGGGAATTGCTCCATTTTCACCGGCGAATACACCGAAGTTTTTACGGAAGAAGTTGGCGATGCGGCGGCATCGGGTCTCGCAGTAGCAATGTGTATCATGTCTCCATGCCAGCCGTGATCATCACCGATCCGCAAGCAATCGTCGATCGCGAGTACAAGAACGCTTTGTGCCTCGACAACAAAGACGACCGTAAAGAGTTGTACTACTTGCTCGGCAAAGTGAGCCCGGCCCACCGGCTGAGTTTCCTGGCTTGGTGTTGCGCTCAGTGCCAAGGGGTGTTGCGGCCCAAGGTATCGGTCAATTCGACGGGCTCGGATTTGGAAGTGTTTTTTGATCTATGGGCTCTGTCGCTTCATTACGGACTGTGCCTCGACCGCGCCGCCGCCGAGCTGGAGCGCCGAGTGTCCGTTTGGACGCGGTGAATTGCCGCATTCGCTCGGCCTCGCAGATCTTGCATCTGGTGGCGTATCCATCTTTTTGATTGCGGTTTCGAGCGAACTCGGCGAGACTGCGATTCTGCCCGCACTTCATGCACATCTTGGTTTCGACAGTGCCGGTCAACGATTGCAGCATGGCAAGCAGGGTATCCTGATCAGCACTGATAACCCTGCCATTGACCACCATCTGGCCCTGACAGCGAATCACTCCCTCGTCTTTAAAAGTCCACCAATGTAACGAGCCAGATTCAGCGCTATCGACGCACTGACGGAGCGCCGCGCCGACCCGATCATCATGCTCGGGGCTGGTAACCGGCCAGACCCGTTTGTGCATCCGGTAGCATCCTTGTCGGCAATTGGCCCGTCCGTGGGCCAAGGCTTCCAGCGAGATTATAGGACGGCGGCCTATGCCGCGGCACAGCGATGACGATGCTCGGCCCGAACCAGAACCGACGTATGAACTGCCGGGACTAGATCGAGTTGCGGTTTATGCCGAGCGCGTTCGCCGGGGACAAAAACTGTTTTCCGAGCACGACCGCAATATGAGCGACGAGGTGCAGCTCGAAGCATTCGCAACGATCGGTCGGCGCATGACGAGGTAATGATCATCCGATTCTTACTCATCTGGCTGATCTTTGTCGCCGCTGCTTTCGGCAGCGGGTTGGCCATGTACCACAACTACCTTGACGCCAACAAAAAGGTCGCTCAACTCGGCCCATTCAATCCGTTTGGCCCGCGACCACCGCGGCCGCGCCCCGACCCTGAACCGCCACCGGCACCGCTGGAAGAATCCGACGCCCGGCTCTTTGCCCGTCTCCGTCTCCACATCGAGAAGGCCGCCGACGAACGAGCCAGCAAGAAGATCGAAGCCGCGTTCGACGAAGCGACCCGCAAGATCGAACAGACCAACCCCGACGGCTCGATGGTCGTGACCGACGAACCATCGCAGTTCATCGGCACGTCGTTGTTTGCGAGCGCGTTGGTCGGCTTCATCTGGAAGGCGGTCAAGTTCGTCGTCATGGCGGTCGTAGGGTCGTGCATCATCGCGCTGTTTTGGATGTACTGGCAGTGGATAGCGATTGGCTTCACGGTCGCGGTGACGGTGATTTGTTGGCCGATTGCGTTCGCCGCGGCGAAGTTAGCCCAACCATCCAAGGAGAAGTAAATGCTGCCACTCGTACTGGCAACGTGTTTGTTCATCGGCGAGCGGGAAGTGCAGATCGAGAAGCCGGCGCCCGGCTCGGACAAGCCGCACCTGCAACTACCGGCTCAGGTCCAAGCGCAGCCGATGCTTCCATTCAAGGTCGTCGCGGAGACGAACCTCAAGTGGATGCGTTGGACCATTCCGGCCGGACTCACCCGCGTCGATCCGAAGGACACGGCTTACGGAGATAAAGCCTTCGTCGGGTATGGTCCCGCCGGCGTGTATGAATTCAAAATCGAGGGCACCGTCAACGACCAGTTCGTTGAGGCCAAGTGCATCGCCTTTATCGGTCAACCTTCTCCGCATGGTCCTGATGGCCCTCCCAAGCCGCCAACTCCTGTGGACGATCCGCTCTTTGCCGAGTTGCAGCGATTGTACTCGGCGGATCCCAACCCTCAAAAGGCCCTACACCGCGACCGGCTCATCATCGCCTACGAGGTCGCCGTCGAGAAGGCCCTGAAAGACCAAACCTTGACGACGACGCAAGAACTATTCGCCAAGGTCCGCGAAGTATCGGCGGGCATGGTCGAGGGCAATCTGCAAACGGTGCGTGAGAAACTGCGCGAGACGTGTGCGGAGTTCGCCACGGAGAACAAGCCGCTGACGCCGGCCAGCCGCGATAAGGCGGCCGAGTGCTTCCGACGGGCGGCGAAACTGTTGCGAGGGCTGCAATGAGTTGGCTACTGTCGGCGATGATTGCATGGAACAGCTTTGCCAGCGGCAATGATGTCTGGGTCACATTGCCCAGCGAATCGGTCGTGGCGTTCTACCACGATCAGGGCTTTAATTTTGTCGGCGTGTACTCCGCTTACATTTGTCCGCGATCGGGAAAACTGCGCGTCGAAACTGGCGACGGTGGCTGTGACCTTGCCATCGGCTGGGACCAACAAACTGTCTGGCTGCAATGGAGCCCGAAGGTTCTGGGAATGAACGAAGATGGCGAGTTCATTATGACCCAACCGGATTGCGCCATCGTTACGTTGTGGGAATTCTAATGTCGTGGCTCAGTGAAGCAAAAAACAAGTTCCTCACCTTCCCGACGGTCGTTCGGGTCGCGGTGATTGCCTTCTTTGTCGGGGCCATTGTCGGCGGCATGACCTGCCGGGCGTGGCGCAAGGCGGTCATCGAAGAACCGCCGCCGGTCGAGGAACAATTCGGCCAAGGCTGGATCGACGATCCCGAGCGCGTGACCAAGATCGTCGCCACATTCAAGACGCCATTCTTCGGCGATGCGGCCAAAGGAATCATCCAACAAGAGCAAGACAAGGACGCGCTGCTCTACAACATTTACCGCAAGGTTCACGGCCATCCCTGGAAGCCGCACAATCAAGGCTCTGTCGGCTCATGCGTCGGTCATGGCGCATCCGGCGCGACCGAACTGCTCTCATGCTGCCAAATCGCCAACGGTGAACACGACGAGTATCAACACGTCTCCGCCGCCGCCATCTACGCATTGTCCCGCGAAGTCGATAACTTCCTCGGCAATCAAGATGGTTCAACCGGTGCGGCGGCGGCCAAAGCGATGATGGAGTACGGCCACCTGTTCTGCAAGGACGCCGGGGACGACAACTACGACACGTCTATTGGTCCGCCGTTGTGCAAGAAATGGGGGCGGACAGGGCTACCGAAAGACCTCAAGTCCATCGCTGCGAAGTACCGCGTCAAGACCGCCGCCAAAGTGCGGACACCTGAGGAAGTGCGGGCCGCCCTGGTCAACGGTTATCCGGTCACAATCGCCTCCTCGGTAGGCTTTGAAGGCAAGGGCGGCCACAAGCGGGATGCCGACGGGTTCTGTTATGCCGGTGGCACGTGGGCGCATCAAATGTTCGTCGGCGCATATCGCGCGGACAAAAAGGCGTTCCTCGTTTTCAACTCCTGGGGCCCGAACATGCCCACAGGTCCGAAGTCGCTCGATCAACCCGATGGCACGTTCTGGATCACTTGGAAGGACATGCAGCGGATCACGACTTCGGGCGAGTGTTATGCGCTCTCCGGTTTCGACGGCTTCCCGCAACAGAACATCGACGTGTTTATTCAACGGCCCCAGCGCCGCGAATATACCTCGCTTTGGAAAACATTAAGGGTCAAGCCATGCGTGGAACTAGCATTCTCTCCGTCCTCGTTCTGACGGCCATTGCGTTTGGCCAATCGCCGAGCCGAGCCCGCCAACGCGCGGAAGTGGAATGGTTGTGGTCGCACACAAAATGCGTCGGCAACATCTGCTACGCCGACGACGATTCTTATGTACGGGCTCAGGCGGAATGGTTGTGGATGAGCATCAAGCCGGACCATCCCGACGATCTACCTGTCAAGGAATCCTTAAGAACTGACTGTCGCTGCGGCCCCGACTGCGGCTGCGGCCACGGTGGCAATTGCCAATGCACGCAAGCCGACTGCTACGAGAAACTCCGGGCCAGAGCGATCAAAGAGAACAAGCCCCTCGTCGTTGGGGTGGGGTGCGAGCCTCCCCGTGTCAGCGGATGCCTCGCGATGCGGTATGACGACCTGGCGGGGTTCTTGAAGCCATCCATCGTGGTCGCGCGGCCGCAAGGGAAAGAGTTGTTTCAAGCCGGGGTGTTGTCCACAAAGGCCAGCGACTTGCCGGGTCGCATCAAAGAGATGGCGTTCCCGAAACCAGTCATGTCGGGATCTATCGTCGTGGATCGCTGAACCGGCCCCAACTGCCCTCCCGTGTGGAGTCCGTGACATGCGTTTGTTTTGTTTCATCATCGTCGTGACGTGCATCCTGATCGCGGGCGGCATCCTGCTCATCGACCTGTGGAAGATTGTCGATTGGTCAGAATACCATTACCGCATTTTCTGGACCTGCGGCGTCGTTGGGCTATCGGCGTTTCTGATTGGCATTGCGCAACAAGCATTGCTGGATCGAAAGGACGGCGCGGCATGAGAGCCTACTCGCCAAAATCATTCCTGCTCAAGCGCTTCGCCGAAGGTTGGCG